CATCAATCTTTAAAACTCCTGTCATTGTGCCACCTGCTCTAGGCAACAAACCTAAATTATCACTATTTATACTTCCTATTTCTGTAAAAGCGTTATTAGCACTATTCCTAACTTTTAATATATTTGTTGAAGTATTTAAAAAAGTCATGCCAGCTACGCATTGACTTGTAGCTAGATCAGAAGATTTAGAATTATTTGATTGGATTGCAGCAAAAACATTATTGAGGTCAGTTCTTACATTCGCCCCAGAAGCATTTTCAATAGTGTAGTTCGTTACGTCAGCCACAATTAAATACTATTTTTCTCCATGTTACCCTCCTTTGCCGAAACCAACAGCACTGTAGGTAAAGTTCCTGTTAATACTAGCATTACTTGAGTTCTTGAAGTGAACTGTAAAGCCAGTTCCAGATATACTGCTGAGTTCAAAATAATCTCCTGTTGCCATGTTTTGAGGAGAAATATTAACAGATGGTAAGAAGTTATTTAGATTACCGAGTGCAGACGTTCCAACAAAAAATGGTGCGGTAAATGTAACTGCTTTTGCTCCTGCTCCAGATGCAATGACAGCAGATTGTTCTGTTCTAGATGGCATAGTTGCTGTGTAACCTGCCTGTTGAAGATTCATATTCTGTGCAACATCATTTGTATTGAGAGTAATTCTAAATTGAAATCCTCTGCCTTTAAAAGTTCCATTGGCAAAATCATTGAAATCAGAGTATGAACTCATATCTGTGGAAGTTCGTACAGCTATTCTTGCGTTTGCATCATTAGCAGTTGCTCCATCAAAGTCTGTCCAGGTATCTATCAAATCAGTTCTTCTATCAAATAAATCACTTGTGTAAAATCCTTCACCACTAAAATGCCTTTTTAAGACAAGTGAGAATGTACCACCGAGATCAAGAGTATCTACAAAGTCATACGTTCCAGTGGCATTTGAACTTGGATCGGTAAGAACAAGCCCACCTTTAGAGCTATCAAATTGAACATTGGACTTAGTTCCATTAAAAGGTGTTCCGTCAGTATCTTCTCTATCGGTCTTAACAGTTATAGAATCGAGAATATCTACAAGAGATAAGTTTACTTTAGTTGCTGCATCACTAAACCTACCTCCATCATCTTGGAATTTAAGAAGATAAGTACCAGCTAATGCAGGTGCTATAACTTCGGTTACGTTTCCTGCTGCTGCTTCAATAATATCTTGGGCTGATTGGAAGGTTGCAGCATTTCCAGTTTGGTTTGTATGTCTTACATAAACTCGACCACCATGCAAAACATCTATTGCTGTAGCCTGTGTAAATCTAAGTCTTACAAACTGTTCATTAATAGGTTCTATAGTTAAGCCAGATACATTTTCTGGTAATGCTGTTTTACCTTGTGCAACAAAAGTCGTGCTTGTAAATTGAGAAGATAATTCTAAACCTGCATTATAAGAAAATACTTGAATTTCATAAGTACCTTTTACAGTATCCAGTATTTCAATATCACTACTAAATACGACCTGAGAAACATAGTTACCATTTTCTAGCTTGTAATTAACAAGGTATTGTGTGACCCCTTGTACTGGTTGCCAATCAATAATTAATTTACTTCTAGCAATACTATTTATAACAACTGTTTTCTCTGTAACTGTTAAAGCACTTGGAGGAGATGCAGGTGTGTTTAATATAGATATTGTTCTTGTAGGTAACGCAGTTCCGTTTTCAATAAAATTATATTTTCCTTCGACATACGATAAAGCTGTAATTACATAGTTAATATCGTCTTGTTCTTCTACTTGAATAACTCTAAATAATTGAGTTTGTAACGTAGTACTTGAAATAAGATAAGGAGAATTTGCTAGTGGTGCTGATGAAAAAGCAGAAGCAGTCGTTCCATCTGGTTTCGTAACACTATTAACAGTAATAATAGGGCTTGCCATGTTAGAAATAACACCTACTTCAACTGTTCCATCACCTAAAATAACGCTGATAGTTGGGTTGTCATTTGGAGCAGGTAAAGTTGTTTGTGCAGCAGCGTCAATAGTTATTTCTGTAGTAGTTGCAGATACTACACGACCACCTCTTCTAGCTCCTGCTCTTACTGGATCGTTTATTGCAATAACAGAACCAGGTCTTACTACAACTCCTGCATCTATTGAAGTTGAAAATGTAACTGTTTCACTTTCATTTTGTTCAGCAAAAAGTATTGCACGGCCTAGTCTTGCAGCTTGATTCCGAGAAGTACAGGCAAATGCTTTCACCTGTTTTACTATCGTTCCAAGTTTAGATATTGCTGTTGCATCTTCTACTACTTCAAAGTCAACCTCTTTAGAGTCCATGTTGAAGTAACTTACAGAAACAACGCTATGTCTAGTCTTTAAACTACTACCTGAATAAACAAAGCCTTCTTCACCTACGTTGGCTAAATTAAATAAATAACCTGCTGATGTTTCTTTATCTTGAGCTATTGTGATTGAACCAGCAGACCAAATAGGCATACATCTCATAACACCAGCTAAATCATTTATCGCTGCAAATGCTTCTTTAGGACTCTGAATATTTACATTGCAACTAAATCTAGCTTCTTTTGTACCTGCACCTGTTCCATCATCTACTTCTTCGTTTGCATATTTACTGGCAGCTACGAAACTAAATAAATCTAAATTACTGTCAGTTATGTGATCTCCCAGACCGTACCTTGTGTTTGTGAGAAGGTCGAGTAGCACCATACTTGGACAGTTACAATAAACTGCTGCACCCATAACTCCGTTAAAGATATAGCCAGTTGGGTACTGTATTCTGCCTGTTTGAAGATCAACAGTAGGTGTACCAGAATTATTAGCTCCTGCTCCTGGTATTCTTACTTTTACACCTCTAATCCTATATTTTCTTGTAGGAACACGATCAAATTGTTTACTATCTAGTCGAAGAGCAACATAAGCACTATTTGGATAGGTTGAATTATTATCAATAACTTCTTGAATACTTGTAAAATCAAAAGAATTTACCCTTTGAGTATCTGTGCTATCTGGTGTAATCCGAAGAACTCTTACATCTACAGTAGTAAATCCACTCGTTAACTCTATTCGATGATCTCTAGCATAAGCATCAGCAGTTCTACCACTAACAGTTGCTTCAATCTTAGTCTCGAAAGCATTAGAGTCATTTCTTACTTGAATTGCATATTTAACTTTATCTCCTCTAACATCTCCATCATCTTCTAAAACTTGTATTTGAGGCCAAGTTAAAGTAACAATAACTGCATCTACATCTGTATTTGTAATCTGTCTAGTTACTGAACCACTTAATCCAACAGTTTGTGCAGTCCATGTAACCCCACCATCAGTAATTGTCTGTCCAATAGAAGCAGTTAAAAAAGCAGCAGGTTCAGTAGTGCCAGCTTGTCCTGCTGTTGTACATTTAAAAACAATTATGTCACTAGCTGCATCATTACCAGATTTAACTATTTGATTAACTGTATAATTTTTACCACTAATTGTAACGCTACCATCATTGTTTTCTGTCCTAACAACTGTCCAAGTAGTAGCTAAGTCATCATTTTCTACCTCAACTCCAACAGCAGTAGGTGATCTGCTTTCAGCAGGAATACCACTCATTGCAGTTTGGTTTGACGTTCCAAACTTAGATTTAAAAGTTACATTTTTAAAATTAAACTTTTCTTCACTTGGGTTAGCACTGTTAGCATCAGCAGCAAGTATTGGAGTGTCATCAAGAAATACATCTTTTAGGCTTGCGTTGTCGTATGCAGTTGTACCTTTTGAAAGACCTTCTTTTGATGCACTAGCAAAACCTTCTATCTCACCTTCAGATATTAAATCTTGAACTGTAGCAAAACTTCTACTATGTAAAGTATCAGGAGCACGATAAGGAGGTGGGGGTGGTTTTGGTCGGCCTCCAGATCCTCTAATGATTTTAGTTTCGTCTGTCATGCGTCTACCTGATTAGTGTCAATCGCTGCACTTATTACAACACTTCCTGTAATTATTTCACCATAAACTATTGGAACAGGAGTACCTGCTCTTGATGTATTTTGCACCCCACTAAAATTAAAAGATAGTTGCGGATCTTCTTCTGAATTAAACTTTTGTGGTTGAGGCATAGGAAAAAGCATTTCACTAACTCCCATAAGTGTAAGACCTATACCAATGTTTCCTATTGTTGCCATTAATGCGTTTGGTGCTGCTCCTGTAGCTATAAATCCAACGCCCTTACTACCAAAAGAAAATCCTGCTCCTGGTGCTGCTATAGCAACACCGATAAGAACTGCTCCTAGTAAAATTTTTCCAAACCCTCTTCCTGCACCACTAATTACAGGTGTAAAATGTATATCCTCTTTGCCTATAGGATAATCAATTTCGTTTTTATCAATGTCATAATTACCAACTTTAACTTGATAATATTTTGGACTCATGTGAGACTCTATACCTGGAAAGTTATGTATTAGAAAACTTACAGCCTTTCCTACGGTATCTACTTGTACCTCGAACTCCTTGTGTCCGACAAACTTAGCTAATTCCCCATACAGTTTTACTTTACGAAGCATAGCGATACCTCTTTCCCGTACATTTTAACAGCCACTCAGAGTAAGGCTCTCTACAGGATAGTCTATCGGTTAAATGATGAATAACATCTCCTTCAAAAAATAATGCTACATGATTTAAGGTTGGGCACAAAATACTCATAAGTAAAACATCTCCATCTTGTAATTTTTCATCGGGTCTAAGTTCTCTAAAATTAGTTCGCCAAGCACAGGCTTCAAACAAAGGTTTATTATTAAATTCTTCCAGTGTTGTAGGTCTTTCCCAATCTCTAAGTTCAATATTCTTTTCTTCCTTATACCAATCTCTTACTAAACTCCAACAGTCTGTTATACCCCATACCCATTGACGACCCAATAATGGTGGTTTATATCCACATGGCTCTAAATATGCCCACTTTTCCGTTTTTGGATTAACAATATACCACGGTAAATTACTATCTTCGCAGCTAATTTTGTCTGCTTGACTAGGATCAGGTGGGGTGATGGGGTGACTATGAACTACACCTACTATTTCACCAGTATTATCTGCTTTTATATAATCTTCTGGGTCGATAATAAAACACTGATGTTCTGTCATAGAAAGATTACGACAAGGATAATACCTCTCTTTGCCTTTTATATTCAGCAATAGACCACAAGATTCTTTTGGATCTTCTCGTTGTGCATGAAGCAATGCTTTATATTTCCAAGTCATTGAACAAACGTACCAATGGAGGGGAATAGGGTTCTAGTACATTGACGTTTAGGTATCCTTACACCTGCTAAATCGGTAGGAGCAGCAAGCTCAAATTCAACGGTTTCTCTGTTTTCTGATGATTTTCTATCTATTGCATATATTTCTTTAGGAAATTCTGCATTTGGATCGGG